TCCATACCATCTTGTATCGGTTTAAAAAAGAACGGGTAGTTTATACTTATTGGAACTACTTTATCAGTAAACATCTTCTTAGCGTCTGCACCTGTTTTGGATAGAATACCATATCTACTATCACTTGCAAGAGTGGCTAAATTAACTGTTTCTGCAGATGACATGAAAGAAAACCCTGATCTTCTATTCTTTAGGTAGCACATTCCGTAGCATCTTTTATCAGCCTTGCAAGCTTCCCAGAATATAAAGAACAATCTATTTGCCTCTCTAAAATCTGGAGCACCCACATCAATCTTGCTCCATTGAAGATACATATAATGTGTACCTACTATATAAGTTGGTTTATTATTGTTTATAAACCAAAATCCTTCTTCTCTTCTTTTAAACTCTTCGTCTATATAATCGAACCATTGTTCTTTATTTTCTTCTGGATAATTTCTCCAATCAAATATATTTTTAAGACGGTTTAATTCTTTAGGCGTATCAAACTTAACCCATTTGTTTTTAGAGTGTTTAAATACTTCTTTTGGTACTTTAGGTAATGCTATTTTAAGGTTTTGAATCTCATATATTTCACCTATCATCCCAGTTTTAGATATAACGATTACATCATGCTCTTTGTTATATCCATATTTCCATTTTTTACCACGATTCATTCTGGTTATCGTAGTTTTTTTAATAGGCTCTATTATATTAACTAAACTTTGCTCGTACATTACTTAGATCTACACTCTGCGAATCCTTTAAAGACTTTTTCCTCTCTCTTTTCAGGTGTTTTCCCCTCAAGCAAGTTCTCTTCTTCTTGTATTCTGTTAAGTATTTCAAATGCGTCAAATATAGCTAATTTTTTAGTAGCTGCAGCATTTTTTAATCTATCAGCTGATATATCATCATCAGAATCTACAATAGGTTCTTTAGCAACCTTAATTAATTCATCAACTGCTTTCTGCCCAGCTTGGATTATATTCTTTTTCGTCTCCTTGATATTCATATTTAATTGTAATAAATTTAGTCATAACTCTATATAATCTTTCTTTATCTATAATAAACTCATAATGTCCAAAGGTTTCAAATCCAACTAAATCTCCAACATTAAAAACACCATCGGAGTACTTAACAATACCCATTAAAGGTCTTTCTTGCTCTATATTAAAATCATCAATAGCTTTTAATGGTTTTAAAAAACAATAACCTTTTGGAGTTATCCAATTTAAAGAGCTTTTATATAAAAATATTTGATCTAGAGATATTAAATAAGTAGATTCATCAAAATAACTTCTACTATTTTTTTCTTCACCGCGTATATTATGCCATCTACGAAAAACGTTATGGTGTACTATTACTGTATCACCAACTTTTATTCCAGCTGTATCACCAACTATAGGTACAGATTTAACAATAGCCTCTCTATTTATATACTGATGATTATATATTTCAGTATTAACAATTAGTTCTGAATCACCAATTTTTTTCTTATTGTTGTATCTTTCTCCTTTTGGTGTTACAACAAAGTTGTAAACACTTTTCATTAGTATTCGAGATTATATTCTACAGATACAGCCATGTTTTTGTTAAAGTCCTTCCAAGGTAACACGTCTTTATTTTTTTTAATATAAACAGAAAATTTTTCATCTTTTTCTATTATATCACAAATAGTATGACCTCCATAAACTTCTTGACCAACAGAGTAGTGCATCGCGTCGTTTTTATAATCTTTACCTACACTAATCTTTCTTATTAGCTTCGTCATCTTTATTGTAGTTTATAGTACCTGTTTGTATGTCTATATCAAACGTGCCATATTCTTTTTCAAATTCTGATTGTAACATACCTAACTCTTCTCTTAAAGCACCTGCACGGTGTAACGCCTCATGTTTTTTTACCTCCATAGAACCTAGTTCTAATTGTATTCTATTTACAGCGTCTATAGTGCTTTGTACTTTTTTTAATTGTTCGTCAGTAATTTTTTCAGGCTTAATACCTTTTAATTCTTTAATTTTTTTTGACGTACCTTTTACTTTTGTTGTTGCCATTTTATTTAATTTAATTATTATTTATTTTATTCTTCTTCATACCAACCATTATTAATATCATTAACAATAGCTTGTATTTGTGCGTTTGTATATTCTGTTTTACCAGCTAATGCGCTTGGTGTAGTTCCATCGTAAGAAACTACAGCTTTATCTCCAGCTAAATTTTGTCTAGCTGTAGATGATGAGGTAGTTATTAATTCATTGTAATCTAAACTACTTAATTCACTTGTGTTTACTATTATATATTTTCTAGCCATATTAAGGTGTATCTGTGTTAAATGCCGCTCCGTTTACTAAAGTCCCTGTATTTCCTGTACCTGATGAATCAGCTATACTAGTACCACTACCTTCGTTAAACTGATACCAAGCTTTTAGATTTGCCATACCCGTTAAATTACCAGGTGTACCACCGTTGTATAATGTAGTTGCTGATACCACACTAGCAAATACTGATACTTGATCAATGTGACCTGTAAAATAACTATTGTCAGCAAGACTGTTTTTACCTACATCAACAGCATCTATTGATCCAGACCAAGTACCCAAACTTTCTTGCGTGCTACCCACGGCGGAACCGTTAACGTAAGCTTTCATTTCGTCCGCATCTGTATCCCAAGTTATCATAATATGATACCAAGTATCATTACCTTCATATGCAAAAGCTTGATCAATAAGTTTAGAAGTACCTCCTGCTTTATATTGAAATCGCATATCTTCACCACTATTTAGATATATCATACCTATCTGGTTGTTAGTATCTACACTAGCTTTAAAAACAACTCCATTAGCACTAGTGGAATCAAGTTTTACCCATGCTGATACCGTTCCTACCGTCGTACTTATATCGTTAGCAAGACCATCAATTTGCATATGATCATTAGTCCCATCTAAAAGAAGGGAATTATTGTTATGAAAATGTACAGCTGAAGATGAATTTATAAAATGTCCCATATTATGTTTGGTATCCTATTAATACAACTTTTAAACCTTTACCAGCCACAGTGCTACCAACACCGTCAATATCTATTGTCATTTCAGCGTCATCAGCTAAACTAGCATCACTAATAACAGCCGCGGCAGCTGCTGAAGTTGATGTTTTTTCACTAGCATCAATAGTTAATTTAGTTGATAATATTGTTGAACCACCTTCGTTTATGTCTACTGTAAGAACAGAACCTGTTGGTGCCGTATTAACACTTGCTCTAACAGCTGTTAACGTAAATGCATAAGGCATTCTAAATGTTGCTTTAGCTGTACCTGTAGTTAATAAAGTTGTTTCATCAGAACAAGCTACAGTAAAAGACTCTATACCCGTTACTTTGGCTGCTAAAACTTTAAGCACGTCATAATGACCCTCACCCCATCGTTTAGCTGTTGTTCCTATTTTACCCTCGCCATCAGCTCTAGGTACTATACTTTTTGTTGCCATATTTTATGTTTTATATTATTTGTTATGAAATTGGCTCTATATCACCATTACCATCTAATTGGAAAAAACCTTCATCTGCCGGAGCATCTGCTGGCATTATATCACCATTACCGTCTAAATCCCATATACTGTTGTAGTCAGTAATACTATCAAGCGGCTGTAAATCTCCACTACTTAACTCAAAGAAAAAATCTTCTATTGCAGCGGCAGCTTCAGTGTTTATGAAACGTGTACTTAAACCTATTCCTATTCCTATCATTATTCTCCGAAATAACAGACTATAATACTCTCATCAGGCACTACCTTTGTCCATCTACCAGCTATAGTTAATCCTTTTGGAAACTTTATAGTAGCTACATTTGTACCACCAGCTCCAGCTGACTCATCTAAAAATATTAAGTTTTGAGTTCCACTTGGAGTTATTTGACAGTTTGCAACCGTTGTGTTAGCTGATCCTAATGTTATTATTGTACCAGCAGCGTTTACAGTTTCAACAAAACACCCTTGACTGCTTGCACCGTTATATATTGGTGTTGGTGTTTCGTTGTCTACAGTTATACCAGCATCAAGCGTGTCACCAGCGTTAACCATTAATACATATTGACCTGGTTTTACCACAGTGGTTCCAGAACCTATAGTTATATTAGACCCAGGAGCATAAGTAGCAGCAGCAATCGCAGCGCTTTCATGAATACCATGGTAATTGTTATCGTTTTCGCTAGTAGAGGTGTTTAAAAAACTTTCTCCTCTACCTTCTTCAGGTATTAATTCTTCAAATATAACATTATCTGAAATCATTGTTATTGCTATTATAACTTTGCCTTTTGGTGGGTAAACTGGTTTGCTTAAATCCATAATTGCGCTCCCCATTTGTCCAAAGCCATAAGAGACTTCTGTTGAGTTTATTGCCATATCTTATTTTTTTACTTTTTCTAGTGATCTACCGCCAAAATAAGCGCCGATCACGGTTATTAATACTAATTGAAGTAAATCCACCCAAGATGATTTTACCTCGAAATTTAATGCACCTGCATCTATAAATATTAATAGCATGGTGCATACTATTAAAAATATTAAAACTAATGGCCTAACGTTTTTACTAAGCCATGAATCTGATTTTAAATCTGCTTCCCAACGAGATGTGATATTCTTTTCCATCTCAACCTCGTAGTTAGCTATAATTTCTTTTATTTTTCTTTCTGCCTCGAGCTTTTCTTCTTTAGACGTGTGTAAGTTATCTATAACTCCACCTACACCTTTTACAAGATCTGCAGCTCCTCCAGAAAACAATCCTCCTAACATAATTTAATTTTATTTTTTTGCAAATTTTTCTATACCAGCTATTCCAAAACAACCTAATGTAACATATACAAATGAATCGTATACAAATTCATTGATTGTTAATTCTAATCCCCAGTATCCAGTTGAAAGGTCTAAAGCCATAACTACGCACATAACAAAAAATGCCATTGCGCCAACTATAGTTTTTTCATTCCAATCATTATTATCTTTAAAGATATTCACTACTTTTTCTTTTTCTTCATCATTTTTTTCTTACCTGCAGCTTTTGCTTTTTTTGAAGGTCTACCTTTTTTTGATCCGTATGTTCCTTTTCCGTATGGCATAATATTATCTGTTTTTGTCCTTAATCATATCATCTATAGCTTTATTATAAACTTTATCTGTATATGATTGATTATTAAAAAATACACTTCTTTCTGATGTAGGTAAATCCTCTTCACCAAGAAGTATTCTATATATTCTACTTATCATTTGAGAGCATTTAAAAGATGTTTTAAAAACTGAATACATAATAGTAGTTCTATTACGATGCCTCCAAGTTTCTATCCAACCTTCTCTCTTTAATCTCTCCCACCTGTTTTTATCCCATGAATAAGTGTAAACTCCATCCATAAAATCTTTTCGTGTAAATCTTCCTTTACAATCTAAATAAATTAATAATTCTAAATCTGCATCTTTTAACCCGTAAGTTTTACAGACCCACTTTCTAGTGAGCCTGTAATACTTAAGGATATTCATTTCACGCAGATCCTGCGCGGTTAATCTCAATATTTAACTATTAAGATACTGCAGCAGCAACTGAAATAGTACTTAATCCAGCAATTCCATCTACAGCAAAAGTACCTAAATAATCATCAGCAACCGATAGATAACCATCATCACGGAAAGTGTCAGCAAACTTTTTAGATAAAGCAGCAATAACATCCGCATGAGTATTAACTGCAGATAATGTTACAACAACATAGTCAGAGTTAATAACATTACCATTTTGATCATCATGTTGAAAAGGAATCATTGGTGAAAAATAAATGTTCAATGTATCATCAGCTGACGGTACCATACCTGTCATACGAGATAATGGGAACATACATGAATCACTTGAAGCATCATCATCACCTAAAGTTGCTTGTGTACGAAAATATAAATATTTTTCCATTTTTGTAATTTTTTTGTTTAGTTAATAATTTGTTTTTGTTTTTAAGTTTCGGGGTTTAGGTTTTTGGTTTCGGTTAATCTATTAATACCACATCACCTGAACGGATAACGTGATATAATGTGTCTTTATAATGTATACCGTGTCCAGCTATTTTATCATAGTATACAGTGTCATTTTCTTTTACGCCCTCAACTAAGTTGCCTATTGATATAACTGTTGCTTTTCTATATCTATTATCTACATTAGTTTCATCAGTCATAATTAGACCAGCAACTTTTTCAGGCTCTACTTTTATAGTTTTTACTATTATATAATTGTTAACTGCTTTCATTTGTTCTCATGTTTGAAATTACACAATCTGCAGATATAATAGTATTCACAACGCTTACTGCATTCTTAAGCGCTGATTTAGTTACTAAGACAGGATCTATAATACCAGATTTAATCATGTCTACACTTTTACCAGTTACAACGTTAACACCTAAACCTTTTTTAGGACGAGCAGCTGTTTGTTCTAGACCAGCATTAGATAATATAGTATTAAAAGGAGATGCTATAGATTTAAGTAAAATCTCTTCACCCACCGCTTTAGCGGAAATTTTTTGTGAAGCATTAAGTAGAGCAACTCCACCACCAGGTACTATCCCTTCTTTTAAAGCAGCTTTAGTAGCCCAGATAGCATCTTCAACTCTATCTTTCTTCTCTTTCATCTCAACTTTAGAGTTAGCACCTACTTTTACAACACCTACACTACCAGATAACATAGCTAATCTTTTTCTATGTAACTTTTTAAAGAATGGATTTTTTTCCTCTTTATCTATAAGTTTCTGTATAGATTTTATTCTTTCTTTTAATTCTTCTTCTGGTGGATCAATAGTTAACACAGTATTTTTATCAGTCGTTATAACTTTGTGTGCTTGACCTAAATAATCTATATCTATAAGATCTAAATCATCACCAAGTTCTTCATTAAGTACTTTTCCACCAACTAAGAATGCTAAATCTTCGCATGTATCTTGTTTTGTAGGACCAAATCCTGGTGGGTCAATAATGTTAACTTTTATATTACCTTTTACCTTATTCATAAGAAGTGCAGCTTTAACTTGTTGTTCTACAGGTGCTACAACTAGTAGTGATCTTTTATTTTTAATCACATATTCTAATACTTTTTGTATTCTTCTTATAGTTGGTATTTCTGAAGTTACGATTAACACTAACGGATTATCAAGTTCTGCAACTTGTTTATCTTTATCAGTAACGAAATGTGGAGATGTGAGTCCTGAGTCGATTTGCACGCCGTCAACTACATCGACGTATGTCTCTTCAGTTGGAGACTCTTCCATTAATACCACACCATCTTTACCTACTTTAGTATAAGCTTCCGCTATAATCTTTCCTAATTCACTGTCATTATTACAACTAATTGAACTAACAGATTCCAGCATATCGCCCTCGATCTTGACAGAAATCTTATCTAGGTAATCATTTACCTTTTTAAGACCGGAATTTATCCCGTCTTTAATCTCTCTAATAGTTCCTTCACTATTATTTACTTCTTTTAGTAGTGCTTCAGCAAGGACGGTAGCTGTAGTAGTACCGTCACCTGCTTCTTTCACTGTATTTCTCGCAGCTTCTTTAATAAGGGTAGCACCCATATTTTCAACCGGATCAAATAAGACAACAGATTCTGCTACTGTTACACCGTCTTTTGTTATTACCGGTACACCTCTAGCATCTTCAAAAATTACACACTTTCCAGATGCTCCTAAGGTTGATTTTACTGCCTTTGCTAGCTTTTCTACACCAGCAATTACTTTGTTTTTAGCGTTTTCGC